GATCTGATCGGTGAAGCTGTCGCGCTCGGGCATCGTGCCTCCTGATGGTATTCGCGGTGCGGCCGGAATCTCGGGAAATGACAGCGGTCCGAACCATGCGGCCCGCATGGCGCGGCCGCCCGATCGCGTCGGCATCGACCGCGCTGCACAGATCCAGCCAATTGGCGGCGTTCAGGGGAAACGCCCTTCGATCCGCATATGTGGCATCGACGAGTTGTACCGGTTGACGGTCTGCCCGACCTGGATGTCGCGCGGCGCATTGAAGCCAAGCGCGCCGGACAGGCCGAACGGGTTCACCAATGGCGGCAGACCGCCTGCGCGCTCCTCGGCTGTCACGGTCAGGTTGCCGCTGGCGGCGTCGAGGATGACGGCATGGATCCGGTCGCGCGGCAGGGCGATGTCCAGCCCGTCAAAGGTGATAACTCCAGCGGCTGTAACCGACACAAAGGCCGATGTGGCGAGAATCGCGAGCACCTCGCTGTCGCTGGACGCGTCCACCTCCGCCACGATAAGCCGCACATCGATCGGAAACGCGGTGTTGGCATGCAGCCAGGCCTGCACCCGGTCGACGGTCACGTCGGCGAGCGTGTAGAAATCGACGCCGAGGGCCGGCTGCGTGCTTAGCGCTGACCCCGTTGCCAGCGGGCTTAAACGCCCGGTCATGACCAGAAACGTGTCCCGGCTGCGCAGGTTGGCCGCATCCATGCGGCGGCTGACATGACCACCCATCCCGTCGGACTTCGCGAGGTAGAGCAGATCTCCTGCGACCAGTTCGGTGGTCTCGGGCAGTTCGCTGAGTTTCTGATCGGTCATGCATCGGGATCCTTCTGCAGGTTTCCAGCGTCCTCGAGGCGCAGCACTGCGCCGTCCTCGAGACGCAGCGCGCCGGGGGCTACAGGGACTGCCGGGCCGAGATCCGTTCGGCCGCGCAGCAGCGTCGTAAACACGAGCGCCATTATTGCGCCACCTCCGCCGCAATAGTGACCGAAAACCCGGCGATGGCGGTTTCCGCGGGGGCGCCGCGCGGATCCGCGACAAAGCGGATCACATCGCCCGGGGCCACGGGCACGACCGCGCCGGCGATGGTGGCAAAGACCAGCGCGCCGGTTGTGGCCACGGTGATGGTGCCGATACTGAGGCCGTTGCGGGTCACATCAACGCCCCAGTCAGCAGCCGGCGGCGTGTCGACATGGCCGCGCGCGCCGGCAAAACCCGCGGGGATGACGATGGCGCGGGGGATCACGAGTTTGCCGATGACCGCGCGGGGCGGCGGCGCGGCAAACGCCACGGCGCCGAAGTCATAGACCCCGCCGCCGGCGGCACCGACACCGGTGACACCGCCCGGCCCGGAATGGATCATGAGCTCCGCTCCTGCGGGCACCGCCACAGCCTCATTGCCGGCAGTATTGGTGAGGGTGGCCTCGACATCTGTGGCGTTGCGCACCGCGAGAAGCCGCGGCACATCAGCCAACTCAACGGTAAACCCGGCGCCGGGGCTGCCCGCGAGCACCAGCCGCACATGCCGGCGCAGATCTGCGGCGCTGACACTGATTGTGCCACCCGCACCGCAATCCATCTCCAGCGTCGCGGTCAGCGCCAGATCCAGCGCGTCGAAACCGGCGTTCGCGGTGACCTCCTTCTGGTCCTGTGATGCCTGGATATGCGCGATGGCGAGGTTGGGCGTGCTCATTCATGTCTCCTGCATTGTGGCGGCGAGGGTGGCCCTGGCGGGAAAGCCGCGCCCGACCGCCGCGCTGATCTGATGGAGGCGCAGGGTGAGCGTGCCCGGCACCGCGCCGAAGTCGACCTCCGCATCCGCCGCCGGATAGAGCACCTGCGGCGTGGCGGTCTCCAGCACCCGGATCACGGCGCCAGCACCGTCCAGAATATCGACCTCATAGGCCTCTGCCGCCTCGGCGAGGGGCACGGTGCCGGTGCCGTCGCGCCAGTCGCCACCGATCCGGGTGCGGCGCCGCCAGCTGAGGGTGATGCCGGCGGCCGTCCACGCGCCCGCGACATGCGCCGGGGCGTAGGGTTTGAGATCGGTGCCGCGCAGAGTTTGCGTGACCGTGTCCGCCTCGTCGAACGCCTCGCCCCGGCCGACGCCGCGATAGCGCAGCTTCTGCCCGACCAGCCCGAGCGGCTCGGTAAAGAGCGCGCCTTCGTCCTCGAGCACCACGATCACCGCCCCGGCCGCATGCGCCAGCCGGACCTCAGAACCGCGCCGCCCGCGCAGCAGCGTCGAGAGCCGGTAGATATCATTGCCGACCGGCGTGACATCGCGGAACTGGATCAGCTCGGCCCCGCCATCCGCATCGACCACCAGCGCTGCGTTGCGGCCGTTGAGCAGCTGCAGATCGGAGACCGATGCGAGCTGGCCGTCGGGATCGCGCAGGCGCACCTCGACCGTGCCCTCGTCGTCCCATGTCCAGGGCGATCGCGGCGGTCCCAGCGGAGCGCGCAAGGTGCCGATCAGCGCCGGATCGCCTGCGCGCGCCGGGATGTCCCAGTCCGCCCAGTCGCGCGAGCGAAAGAGCGACAGGCCGGTCCAGGGCCCGGCGACGCGCGGGGCGGCGAAGAGATACTGCCGCGAGGCGACGCCGCCGGTGTCATGACGGTCGCGCAGCAGCGGGACTTGTGGGACGACCCACCTTGAGGGCACATCGCCGAGCACGCCCGAGGGCCGCACCCCGGCGCCGGTCGCGCCGATGGCGTCGGAGAGATAGGCCGACCCGATATGCCGCACGCCCTTTGCGCGCAGTTCCCAGTCCGCGCCGATCTCGATCTGCGTCAGCCGCACTGACACCTCGGAGCCGCCCGGCGCGTTGATACGTAACAGATCCGTCGGATCGAGGCGCAGAAACCCCGGCCGCAGGGCGAACTCGACCCCATCGCGCTCGATCCAGGCGGAGGCCATGAGCCGCTCGGCGATGCGCCGGGCCTCCGTGGCCTCGAGCGCCATGGGCAGTTCCATGTCGCGCTTGTCGCGCGAGCCCATGGTGGCCACCGGCTGCGAGACCCGGGTGGCGGACTGCGCGCCCTGATTGTAGTCGCCGCCCGTCTCCTGGCCCGTCCCTTGGCCGGCCTCCTGGTAGGTGACGGTGATGCGCTCGGGCAGATCGGTCTCCTGCACGCGCTGGAGCTGCACGACGCGGCCCGTCTCGCGGGCGGGCACGAGATCATCGGGTGACAAGAGATGTGCCTCGACCGCGTCCCGCGCGCGCGGCACAAACCGGATCCGGTCGTCGGACTCGACCGCATCGAAGGAGAACGCCTGTGCCACCGGCTCTATCCCTGACCGCGCGCTGCCCTGCCGGCCGATGGCGTAGCCCTGAAACACCGGCGCATTGATCTGCGACACATCGATATCGGCCGGCCCCAGCCCGACGCGGGCACAGATATCTGCCACAACGCTGCCCGGCGTGACGCCCTCACCGGCGGTGCGGTTGAGAAACAGCCGCGTTGCGGCCGATCCGGTCTGCACATAGCCCGTGAGCGTGTCCGAGCGCGCATCATAGGCCGCGGCCGCGCCGCCGCCGAAAATGTTGCCCGCAGCGAACCCTTCGGTGAACAGGATCTCCGCGCCGGTGCGCAGATCGACCTGGCTGACCTGCGGTTCGTGATGCCACGCCATACGCCGGCCCTCGGTGCGGGACGTCGCGATGGCCATGTTCTCCTCGCGGGTGGTGGAAAACGCAAAGAGCGACAGCCGCGTCGCCCACATCACCCCGTCACCGGGGCGCCACTTGACCGCATACCGCCCCTCCAGATCGCTCAGCGCGTCGGGAAACGCGAGCGCGCTGATCCAGACCAGCGCGTCATCCACGGGATCATAGACCGCGCCGGCCGGTCCGTATGTGAATCCCGTCGCGTCAGGGTGGATGTCAGCCGGATCGAGCGACCAGTGCCCGGCCGTCTCGACCACGGGCGCGTGCACACCGGGACGCACGCGAAGGCGCTCGATGGGAATGGTGGTGGGGGTCACACCGGCGGACGGCTCGCGCAAGATCCACGCCTCGCCGAGGCCCTCACCCACAAGCCCCTGCACCACGTTGCGAACATTCGTCGGCCCCGGCCCCATGCGCGGCAGGTTGGCGAGAAACTCCATGGTCTCCGGACGAATACATCCATGCCCGCCCCCGGTTCGGCCCGAGCCGATCAGCACGTCGATCGGACCGCCCGGACCGAGACACCGCATCCAGCCGAGCGTCGTCAGCTGTCCCAGACCGTCCGGCCCGTTGGTAGAGCTGTGGGCCGCACGCGTGCCGAAGCTGTCGACCACCGCCATCGCGTCCAGATCGACCTTGACGACCGGCCTTCGGCCGCCGGTGGATCCCACCTGGCTGTAGGCAAAGCCGTCCGCTCCAATGAAGCAGTGATCGAAACGGCGGTTTACGAGGTTCAGCTCGGCGGCGAGCGCGTCCGGTATCAGCTCTTCATTGGTCGCCTGCGCCAGTTCCTCCAGCGTGCGCAGATCGAAGAGCCGCAGACCGTCCGGGGACAGCATGAGCTGGCGCTGGCGCTGCCAGTCGGTGGCCCCGTCGCTTGTCAGCACGGTGTCGAGCGCGCCGCCCGGCAGCGATGTGCTCTTGAGCGCCGGGTAGGCCGCCTGCGCGTTGAAGGTCACCTCGGCGGTGATGTTGGGGATGCGGTTGCCGAAGTTTTCCAGCGGCAGATCCTCGAACACGAGGTAGGCCAGCCCGCGAAAGGCCGGTGTCCGGCCATGGCCCTCCGTTGCCTCGATCAGCGGATCGGGCAGCTGGTCCTCGCCGCCGGTATGGAACCGGAACTCCAGTCCGGGGATCGACACGTCCGGATTGGTGCCCCGCGCGTCATGGATGAGCTTGCCATCGGCCCAGATCCGGATGAGATCTCCGGCCGGACCTTCGGCGAGGCCGAGCGCGAAGGAGGCGTAGTAGCCCCAGGTGGTCTGGCGCTGACCGCCGCCGCCGCCTTTGCCGCCGACCTTGCGGGTCTGGCGTTCCTCGCGGATTCCGGGCGCCCAGATCACGTTGCCGGAGGCGCGCATCGTGCCGTAGATGAGCGGGATCGGCGCGCCCCAGGCCGAGGAGGTCACCGACAGGTCGCGCAGCCGCGGGCCCTCGATATCGGGCTGGTCGGGGCCGAAGAGCAGCGAACCCACGGTCGAGCCGATCAGCCAGCCGGCCTGCCAGCCGATCCCGAGTGCGGTGCTGCCGAGCGCGCCGGCGCCCGCGATCGCGAGCACCGCCATCAGACCACCCCCGGAATGCGCCAGGCCGCGCGCCGGCGGTCCGGCCAGGGGGCGACCAGCGGTTCCTCGAGCACGCAGCGCCGCAGCGCATGCGCGTGCAGAAGATGCAGGGTCCCGTGCCGCGCGGTGAGGAACCCGGCATGGCAGGGATAGCTGGTCTCGGCAAAGACCAGGATATCGCCGGGGCGCGCCTCGGCGATGGGAAGCGGGTCGAGATCGACCGCAAACGCCTCCAGCAACCTCGTGCCAGTCGCGCGTCGGTCATAGTCCGTCACATCGTGATGCGGCACACCGAGCGCATCGGCCACCACGATCAGCAGCCCGATGCAGTCCACGCCGGCCGGCCCGCGGCCCTGATGGCGCCAGCGCGCCCCGATCCAGCGGCGCGCCTCGGCCACGATGTCCTCACCGCGCATTTGGCGTCTCCGTCAGCTTGTCGGTGCCCGGCACGAAGGGATCGCCCCGGAAATTGAGCACATTGTCGAACCGGTCGATGCAGGTCGCCAGCCGCTTGTCGCAGCCCGGCCAGATCTCGAACGCGTCGCCCGTGCCGACCGGAAAGGGTGGCGGGAAGGACAGCACGAGATCGCCCGTTGCCAGATTGGAACCGCGCACTTCGATAGCCCGGCCGCTGTTCGGCCCGGAGGTAAAAGTGATGACCCCGCCGGCGAACCAGTCGTCGGGCCTTTCCTCAGGCGTGTCATCCGCGACATCGATCGCCGCCGTGAACGAGAGCGCGTCCAGCGGTGCGGTGACGAGGCCCGGTCGCGTCCATTGCGGATCGCCGATGTCCACCTTGCAGCGCACATCGCCGAGATCGGCGCGGCAGTCGGGCGTGTAGGGCTCGATCAGCCGCTGTGCCAGCACCTGGGACATGCCCCGCAGCTCGGTGCGCCACTGGCCCTCACTCGACAGCATGACCTCGCCCAGCCAGCCGCGGCGCAGTCGAGGGATGCCCTGCGACGGGTCCTGCCAGTTGACCAGAAAGATCCGCACCTCGGCGCCGTCATAGAGCCCGGCGCGCAGCGCGTCCGCCTCGAGCCCGGCATCGTCGAGCACGCCCTCGAGATCGACATTGCCGACCGCCAGCCCCGCCTCGGAGGCCACCGCCGTGCGCGAATACCCGGCGCGGGCGCGGTAGATCTCGCCACCCACGGCGAGATCGCCATCGTGATCGGTCGCGCGAAACACCACCCCGTCGCGGCGGGCGAGCCGCCAGCAGGTGGCCAGGGTGAGCACATCGCCTTCGAGATGCGCGGCCAGCTCAGATGATACGGCTTTCATTCGCGGATCTCCACCACGGTGATGCGGCCCCATTGCTGCATCTCGAAGGTCTCGACCGTGAGATCGGCGGCATCGGTGTCGAACCGCACCGGCACGTCGAACTCGAAATCCGCGGTGACCGAGACGTTCGGATCCGGCGGTGTCGAGAAGGTCACGAGGCCGGTGGCGTGATCGATCGACACGCCATTGGTCATCTCGACGCCGTCGCGATAGACCGTGACCGTGCCCTCGACCGGCCGCGTGATCCCGCGTTCATGCACCACCCCGCCGCTGTCATAGCGCCGGACCAGCTGGAACGTCTTGCCCTCCCCGTCGCCAACCCCGAGCAGCTGCCCGACCGCCCGGAAATCCGTCCAGTCCCGGAAGCGGAATCCATGCGCGCGCCCGCGCCGGGCATAGAAGAAGGCGAGGAAGGCCGCGACATCGGCGCGCGAGCGGATGCCCGTCGACACATTCCATTCGCCTCGCGACCGCTGCCATTGCGCCACGCGCTGCTCGCGCCCGCTCTGCGTGGCGGTGATCGCCGTCAGGAACCGCGGCCCGCCCGACGCCCCGTAGGCGATGGTGGCGGGAAACTGCACATCGTGAAAGTCGGTCATGGTTTGCCCTGTCCGTTTGGCGTTACCGGTTGCGCCGTGCCCGCGCGATGGCGCGGCTCATCTCGGCGGTGATCTGGCCCTGCGAGCGCCGGAAGCTGTCGGCATCCGGCGTGGTGATGCTCATGTTGACGGTGACACCGCCGCCGCGGCCACCCCCACCGCACTGTCCCTCGGCCACCTCGCGGCGCGACAGCACCCGCTCGCCGCGTTGCAGGATCGCCGGGACCTCGTCGGGGCGCAGGCCGAAGCCGCCAGCGGCAGAACCCGCGCTCGGCCCGGCCATGCCGCCGGCATGCATGCGGGGCGCGCCGGCGAAGGCGAGCGCCGGCACGGGCCGCTGCGGGGCCGGGCCGCCGACGAGCCCGCCGGCATGGAAGATATCCGCGAGAAGGCCGGCGCCACCGAACAGATTGCCGAAGATCCCGCCGCCACTGCCCATCCCGCCGAGCGCATTGGCGATCGGGCCCAGCACCGCCGAGCGCAGCGCGAAGCGGGTGATGTCGGCCAGCATGCTGTCGGCCAGCGCCCGGAAGTCGAGCTTGCCGGTCGTCACGAAGCCGGCGAGTGCATCCTCGGCCGATCGGAAGGCGCCGGCCAGCGCCGAGCCGAGATCCTGACCCCAGCTCGCGGCCTGATCGGCGTAGCGTGCGAGCGCGTCCCGGACACTGGCCCATCCGCTCGC